CATAGACAGCTAGTTGATGACGAAGGATATGACACAGAAACTGATGAATATTATGTGGAAATTGATAAAAGAATAAGACTTGAGTTTCCCCATAAATTTGATAAGAATGCAACAACGGAATCGATCAAACCGACACAAGTAGTAGCTTCAGCGAAGCGAAGTGTTAAACCTGGTCGCAAAACTGTGAGACTCACGCCTTCTCAAGTTGCTATCGCTAAAAAATTAGGAGTGCCATTAGAAGAATATGCGAAACAATTAAATATCACGAAGGAGGTATAGGCATATGGAAAACGATAAAATGAAGACCCCACGTGCGAGCCAAACTAGGACTACTGAAAAGAGACCTACAACTTGGACTCCACCATCAAGTTTAGATGCACCGCGCCCTAAGGACGGTTTTAGACACAGATGGATAAGACTTGAAGTATTAGGTCAAGACGACACTAAAAATGTTTCAAGTAAATTAAGATCAGGTTGGGAGTTGGTGAGAGCTGACGAATATCCTGGTGAATCTTATTCAGTCATAACCGAAGGAAAATACGCGGGAGTAATCGGACATGGAGGCCTTGCGCTGGCAAGGATACCAGAAGAGGTTGCAAAAGCTCGAAACGCTTATTTTGCTAAGCAAACTAAGGATCGAGAAGACGCAGTTAACAACGACCTTTATAAGGATCAGCACCCAAGTATGCCAATCAATAATGAGAGGCAAACTCGTGTAACTTTTGGTGGTACCAACAAAAAATAATTTTTTTGTAATATCAACAAAGTAAAATAAACTTAAACAAGGAAAAACTTATGGCTAACGCAGACGCACCTTTCGGTTTATTGCCGATTGGAAAAGTTGGACAAAATAGAGATGCTCAAGGTTTAAGTGAATATAGTATTGCGGCAAGTGCTTCAGCAATATTCCAAAACGATCCAGTTCAAGCTTTGAACACAGGAACGATTGGAGTTTGTAACGTAACTAACGTAACAGTACTAGGTTCGCTAAACGGAGTTTTCTTTACAGATGCTTCAACTAAAAAACCAACATTTGCTAACAATCTGAAAGCTAGTAATACAGCTACAGATATAGTTGGCTTTGTTAGTGACGACCCTTACGAGAGATATGAAATACAGGCCACTGGTACGATAGCAATTACTGACATTTTTTTAAATGGAAGTATTTCGTACACAGCAGGATCTACAGTAAATGGAATTTCTAAAGCAGAAATTGACTCAACTGTATTTACTACTAACACTGGTCAGTTACGTATCGTTGGAGTTTCAAAAGGCTTCAACAATGAATTATTAAACGTTACAACTTACTCTACTAACGTAGTAGTAACTGCTATCATTAATAATCATTTCTATAAACAATTAACAGGAATATAGGAGTATAAATTATGGCTATTTCTAGAGGACAATTAGTTAAAGAACTAGAACCAGGATTGAATGCACTATTCGGCCTGGAATATAAAAGATATGAGAATCAGCATCTTGAAATTTTTGATGTAGAGACTTCAGACAGAGCTTTCGAAGAGGAAGTAATGTTATCTGGATTCGCTAACGCGGAAATCAAGCCGGAAGGATCTGCAGTTGTATTTGACAACGCGCAAGAGACTTTCACAGCTAGATACACTCACAACACTATAGCACTTGCTTTCGCAATCACTGAAGAAGCGATTGAGGACAATTTGTATGATAGACTTGCGTCTAGATATACAAAAGCACTAGCAAGATCTATGGCAAATACTAAGCAGGTGTTTGGAGCAAACGTATTAAACAATGCGTTTAGTTCTTCATTTGTTGGTGGTGACGGCGTTTCTTTAATTAACGCTTCGCATCCAATTATTGCTGGAACATTCAGCAATACCCTTGCTACACAAGCTGACTTAAACGAAACTTCATTAGAACAATCATTGATTGATATCAATGCATTTACTGATGAGCGTGGTTTAAAAATTGCAGCTCAAGGTGTTAAATTAATCATTCCAAAGGAATTACAATTCACAGCGGAAAGATTAATGAAATCTGCAGGTAGAACAGGCACTGCTGATAATGATATCAACGCAGTTAAATCTATGGGAATGGTTCCACAAGGTTACGTGGTTAACAATTTCTTAACTGATACTGATGCGTTTTTCATTAAAACAGACGTTCCAAACGGTTTAAAGATGTTCGTAAGAGCACCTATTAAAACTGCTATGGAAGGTGATTTTGACACTGGTAACGTTAGATACAAAGCTAGAGAGAGATATTCATTTGGATTCTCTGACCCTAGAGGTATCTTCGGTTCGCAAGGTGCTTAATATATAAGCATTTTTTATTTAATGGGGTGGGTATATCTCACCCCATTAATCTGATAGAAAGAATGAATTATGACAAAATTGTTTCAAGTAAAAATCAGAGCGTATGGTCATAAAGCTGATTTTGATATTGAAGCTGAAGATAGTGCAGAAAGTATAGAACAAGCTATCCTTGACAAAATAGGAAAAAAAGATATATTATTTAAAGACAGTGATAGGATGTGTTCAATATCCTCTTGCTGGATAACCTATGAGGAGGTTGTAGATGATAGATCACGTTCACACTCTTTACACAAAGAAGAGAGCCTTAGAACTTGATTGGGAGCAACACTACGTTCAAGAGGGAATATATACTCTTGATATGGTTAGGATTGACGAAGAAATTCGAAGAATCATTAACCAAATTAAATTGTCTGAAGCTGAAATAGCACATAGACAAATTAAAGTAGAGATGGCCGCTCCTGAGTTTTCTATAGCAGGCTAAAAACCTAGCTATATCCGAAAAGTAGATTTTCGATGCAGGTATCTCTTGCTCTATTCAATAAATTCAGTTATATCTTAAACACTATACATTAACTTCTGATCTAGACGCGTATAGTCGACGGCCTAGAGACTAGATTGGAATAACTAGGAGAACATAACTATGGCACAAACAACATTTTCAGGACCAGTCCTTTCACAAAACGGCGCTGGATTTCTTGGATCAATCGTACCTGGATTAACAGGTCTTACAGCAACAACAGTAGCAACAGCAACAACTTTAACTTATGCTGTTAATACTATAACAGTAAATAATTACACTGGTGCTGCAGCTCAAACTGTAACATTACCAGCGGCTATAGCAGGATCAGTAGTGGTTCATGCTCAGTCAGTTGATACAACTGGTGGTACAGCAAAATTAATTTTTGATTGTGCTGGAACAGATGTATTTGCAACAGGATCAATAATTGAAAGCAGAGCAACTAGCGCTCTTACTATTGATAGATCAACTGCAGATGAAACTAGTCTTGAGTATACACCAGCAAACGCGGTGACTAATTTATTTAGTCAAGGCTCTTATCTTTATTTTTCATGTGCACAAGATGGTATATGGACAATAGCATATAAAATGCAACCAAATCCGGCTAGCACAGGTCTTACAGGTGCTTTCGCTTTTGCAGCATAAATAATTAATTTTTAAGGAGCTCGAAAGGGCTCCTTAATATACAAGGAGAAAAATATGAAGGGTGATGTAAAACCAGTCGCGTTAGCGAGTAATGTTAGTACTGCAGTTTTATTTGCTGGACCAACAAGATTAAGAGGATTTATAATTCAAGCTGGAGCAACTTCAGGAGCATGTATTATTAATGGTTTAGCAAATGTTACTACAGTAAGTACTTCAACTAACACAGAAGTTTATATTCCAGTTCAAGTTGGCGCAGGACAAACTGAAACTTTAAATTTACCAGAAGATGGTGTTCTATATGCAGGACGAAATGGTACTGGAATAATTGATGGTATAGGTATTGTAAGTAATACTAGCGGATTAACTGTTACGTTATTTATAGATAAGTAGGAGTCAATTATGGCTTCATCAGGAACTACAGTTTTTGAAAAAACTTTCTTTATTGATGATATTATAGAAGAGTCATTTGAAAGAATCGGTCTTATTAATAATACCGGTAATCAGATGAAAGCCGCCCGTCGCTCGCTGAACATTATGTTTCAAGAGTGGAGCAACAGGGGTTTACATTATTGGGAAGTAGCACAAAACTCTATTTCAATGGTAGAGGGACAATCTGTTTATACAATTTATAGATCTTCAGGAGATGGTACTTCAGATGCAACTTTTAGTTTATTAAATGGTGCACTTACTATTAATGCTACAACAATTACATTAGATTCAGTTACTCAATTTCCAACATCTGGAACACTATTAATTGATTCAGAACAAATTACTTATACAGGCACAGATACAGCTAGTAATACAATAACAGGCTGTACAAGAGGTGCTAATAGCACAACAGCTGCAACTCATACTGATAATACACAAGTATTTGATAATGATTCTATTACATATGGTGCTGACGATATTCTAGAATCGAGCTACAGGCAAACAAATCAAAGTCCTGTTGTAGATTTTCCACTTACAAAAATTAGCAGATCAGGATACAGCGCTTTATCTTCTAAATTTTCAGAAGGAACACCAACTCAATATTACGTACAAAGACTTATAGATAAAATTACAATTACTTTATATTTAACACCAGGTTCTAGTGAAGTTAATAATGTAATGTTTTATTATTATGCAAAAAGAATTCAAGATGTTGGAGCTTATACAAATATAACAGATGTTCCATACCGATTTGTTCCGTGCATGTGCGCGGGACTGACTTATTATTTAGCACAAAAATATTCACCACAAAGAACACAAGAAATGAAATTATTATATGAGGATGAATTATTAAGAGCATTAGATAGCGATGGCTCTTCTTCAAGTTCATTTATAACACCTAAACTTTACTATCCAGGAGCATAATGGGAAATTTATCTAGAGGAAAATATGCTTACATGATTTCTGACCGATCAGGTCAGAGATTTCCATATCAAGAAATGGTACAAGAGTGGAATGGTTCATGGGTACATACTTCTGAATATGAAGCTAAACAACCACAACTTGATCCAAAACCTGCAGTTGCAGATCCACAAGGTTTACAATATGCACATCCTGATAGAGTTGAACCTGCAGTATTAATTGCATTAGAACCTAATCCTTTTGAATCAATTAAATATTCTGGAGTAACTTATATAAATGTTGATGAACAAAATCATGGAAGATCTACTGGTAACATTGTAAGATTTAGAGGTCCTACTAATGATACAGGTTTTACTAGTGTACAATCGTTTGATAATGTTACTGATATTTCAAATGCAAATGGATTCTCTATTATAGTTGGTAAAATAGATTCATCTGGTAATATAACTGATACTACAAATTATTATTATTTTGTAAGTACTAGTACAGCAACAACGGGAGGAGTAGCGGGCGGCGGAGCTGAATGTTCTTCTGGCCCAGTAACTTTACAAGCTTAATATGACATACGCAGAATTAGTACAAAAAATTAGA